GTTTTAATTGAAATATAATTTTCTACAAGAGCACTCGCTGCTTTAATATTAGGGTCTGATATATCCTCTTCTTGTACTAATAAAGCATCTTTAATATCAACAGAATTACCAGAAACCTTAGTAGCACGAAGAATAGTATCAATAGACCAAGTAGCATCAGATGGTTTGATAATCTGATCTTTTGGATAAGATATACTTACAGTTTCACCATAAAGTAACTTAAAGAGATAAGCAATACTAAAAGATGTACCCTTTGAAGAGTAGAAATCTTTAATAGTTTTAATTGCTGTACGAACGTCAATTTTCTTATAATCGAGTTCAGGTACATCAGGAAGGAACTGTTCTGTATATTTGTCTAAAAGTCTCTTTATAAACAGTTGGTCTAAGCACTTAACTGGAGTATTAACAGTAGCTGCAGCAGCAGTAGTTGCACTAGAGAAAACTGCATTACCATCTTCTGTATATGAAGTAATTCCTGAAGCAGCACGAGCACATCCTTCAAATTGTGCTTTAGTGTATTCTTTTCCTTCCTGTGTTACAGTAAAACCAGTAATTTCCTTTAAACCAATCTCAGCAGATGCTTCTGCAGCAGGTGGAGTCTGAATAACGATAGTTGGAGGTGCAGCAGCAGTATAACCAGTTCCAAATGCAGTTATATTAATATCAGTGATTCTACCATTGAATATTGCAGCAACAGCAGTTGCTCCAGTACCACCTATTGAATTTCCTTGTGCATCTACTCTTCCATCAACAATGTATACAGATGGAATATCCTCATATCCGCTACCACCATCTAAAAGTTCAATATTAATTACACGACCATCACCGTCAACAGACGTTTGAAGTATTTGAGCACCAACTGGATCAACAATAGCAACCCTTGGAACTGTTGTATATCCTTGCCCTGCATTTAATACAGTAATTGAAGCAAGAGTACCGTCTGCAGCAAGGTTTGCACGTAATGATGCTTTAATAGGGTTAGTTCCTGTTGGTTCATCGACATATATGACTGGGGCAGTAGTATAACCAAATCCTACATTAGTAATGGTTGGAGCAGCTGCAAAAGAACCATTAGTAATGGTTGGAGGATCAATTGTAGCACCTCCAGGCTGTCTAAATGTTAATCTTGGTGTAAATGTGTATCCACTACCTGAATTAAGTATTTCAAGTCCAGTTACAGCACCATTAGTAACAGTTGCTTTAAGTTTTGCCTGTGTTGCACCTGGTTTAGTTGGTGATTGTACTTGAACTACTGGTGGGTTAGTGTCACTATAACCTTTACCACCATCTAATAGAGAAACTGATTTAACACCATTAACTAATGCATTAGCTGAAGCACCACTACCTAATACAGAACTAATAGTTACTTTAGGAGGATACTCAAATCTATATTCTGATCCATTAGTATCAGTCTCAATGCTGGTAAGAGTACCAGTATCACTAATACGTGCATATCCAATAGCACCAGCTCCAAATGAAGGTACAGGTGCCTCAATAGCATATAATGATAAGAATCTACCGTTTAAAGGGGCAGTTAAGAATATAAATTGATCTCCATCTATGAAGAAATCAACTTTAGGAACTAAAAGTCTATTATCATAAATTGCAATAACATATTCATCTACAATAGGTTCATACCTTTCAGCATTCTTTGTAATAGTAAATTGTCTCTTAGATTCACCAAAAGAATTAGATAAATTATCTATTGCTACAATTGGGTTTTCAATAAAACCACTTAAGAAATTAATATATGTCTGATCTGATCCATCTGAAGGAGTTCTTGTTCTTGGAGCCTCATTAAAGACGATATTAGTACCATTAATGGTATAATCAACAACAGGAACTAAAATTTTACCATAAACACTTACAATTAAGTGTTGTGGTGTTATAGGAGCAATAGGACTGTCTTGAGATGTTAAAGGAAACTGCGTTGTTGTTCCATCAAATGATAAAAGAGGACTTGCAAGACCTGTCCACTTAAGTTTTACCTGATCATATGAAATACCTGGACTTAATGCAATATTAGGTGCAGAAGTCGTCTTTTCATAGTAAATTATCTCATCACCAATTAATACAGATCCATTATTATCAAGAAATTTATCAACACTCTCTACAACAATAGTATTATTCGTCGAATTTATTGCTTCTACAACTTTAGTCGAACCATCAAGTATCCCAATATCTAACTTATCAATATCAAGATATTGAAGGAAGTTATTGAGTATATTTTGACCTAATCCTGTTTTCTCTTGAGATCTATAATAATACTGTATAAACCTATTAAATAGGGGATATTCAGACTCCAGAAAATCGGGAGTCTGACTCCTTATAGCTTGAGAAACCTTATTAATATTGCTCATCTAATTAGAAACAACTATCTGTATTCGTTGTGCCAGTGTTTGTCAGGTTCGGAACTTCAACCGTAGTTGGAGTCTGATTGAAAACTGTTGGTGTCAAACTATTTAGAGGTATAGTACCAGGTGGAGTTGTTCCAATTGGAGAAACCGTAACCTCAGGATTCACAATATTAATAACAGTTCCTGGTGTAGATGCTGGAATGGTAGAATTGTTTGAAGGTATAAAGAGCACGGGGATTTGTAAATCTATTGGTAAGAGAGTAGTATCAATCACCGTTCCTACACCAGTAACAGTATCAGTTAACGTTAAGTTAGTGATAGAAGGTACATTAGCACCAGCACCTATTATATTAACTGCTCCGAAGCATATTTCGCCTGTAGCATAGTTAACTGATCCAGCACTATCATTCGTATATACTTTCTTATTACCAGTGTTATAGAAGGTTCTTAACTTACCAAATCCATCGTCTTCAAATTGCTGATCGATACCTGGTCTATCAGCAGTCCTAAAGGTTCCTGATAATACGACAGGTTCCTTCTTACAAGAGTCACTAGCACCACTATTACTTGGAGCACTATCATATAATTGACCACCAGTTGAAACACAATACGTGTTTGTTGAGTTAGTACCTGGTTTGATATACTTCAGAATTGTAGTTTGTAGTGAAACGTCACTTATACACTTGTCGGAAAGCACAATTGCCTTCTCAAAGTTCTGACTTCTAAAGGTAGAGTTAAAGTTATTAATCTGTGTCTGAGAAGCCCAATTAGTGATAGCATCATTAATATGGGTTTTTATATCAGATGTACTAGAACCGCAACCAGTATCATACTGTGCAAAGATCTTATTGTAGATATAGATCTGATCTGGATCAACGACAACAGGGTCAATTGATGCCATAGCGTATTTTCTTAAATCTGCTGCTACTTCTTTCTTAGTTTGGTCATTAAGTAATGATCCAGTCTTAGTTTTGATTGCAACGAAAACTTTACCGTAAATTGGAGGATTTAAAGCATCTCCACCATATGCAACAACGGAATCAGCATTAGAATAAACTTTTTTAGTAATAACAGCATAATCTTGTGCTGTTACTGCTCTATACTGTGCAGAGTAGTATCTTGGAGCATTATATTTAATAGATTCAGGTGATTCTGCAACAGATCCCAGTTGTGACCTGTCTTTTGTTGTAAGATCTACTGAATTTGGTCCATAAGCAACTCCTAAATTATCCCTCATAGTACCAACGAAGGAGAATCCAGTTACCTCATTTGCTTCAATACCAGAAGTTACAAGATACTCAAGATCAACAACCTCACCATCTTTTAGTGCTCTACCAGCAGTATCATCACCAAACCTTATCTCATACCTCATATCCTCGCCTTCAGAGAGGAAATAAACCCTTGTGGTAGCAGTTAGGTTGGTAACAGTATCAACCTTGTTATAGAGGTCAGAAGCAGTCGCAGACTCGTTTGCTTTTACCCTTACAGTTAAAGTATCAATATCAGCGTCTTCAGAAGGAACTTTATAATTTTGAGTTGCAAAAGTATTAACAACGTAGTTAAATCTGACAATAGTTCCTTCACGAATCATCAAATTGTCAAATTCGGCAAGTCCAGTGGTAGTATTAACAACTACAGTAGTATCTTGAAGAATATTCCAAATAAAATTACCACCAGTAGCAACTGCACCCTTAGATAGAGTTATACTACTTGGATATGCACCATTTGTCTTAACAGTCTGTACTTCAAGTTTAAGACATGCTTTTGATGAAGCAATTGACTTAGGAACATAATTTAACAGTTTAGCAATATTAACAATATTGTCTCTAACAGTGGCAGAAGGCAAAAATGCCTCATTCATTGCCATATTAGCATTAAATGCGGTATAATATGTGTTATACGCTAAAGTATCAATCAAATACGTCAGAGCAGAACCTTCAAAGTCATAATCAGTGAACTCTGATCTGGTTCTAAGATAAGACTTAATCGATGCTTTTACATCATCAAAATCTAATGCTGTTAAATTATTCGGTTGCATTATTCAGGTCTCTTTAAGACAAAGGAAATATTCTCAACAACGGGTTGCCCAACAATTTGGTATTCAACATCTATTCCAATAGCATTATCATCCCAAATAGGTTGTACGGATACTTCCGTGAGGGCAACTCTAGGTTCATACTGATTAATAGTATTTATGACTTCTTCTTGGATTTGATCAGCCACAAAGGGATCTAATGGTTCAAATAGTAATGTATATACATTAGATCCAATTAAAGGTTGGAAAGGTTTCTCTCCAGGAGTAGTTAATATTAAATTCTTTATTGATTGTTTAATTGCATTATCATTCTTTACCACATTAACATCATCCGTGAAAGGATTTTTTCCCATCATCACGGCAATATCCTTAAAAGCACGAGACCTTTTCTGTTCGTTCCTTCCAATCTTCTTTAATGCCATTATACCTTATAGAATGTATAGTTCAAAAACAATTCTTCCATAGGACCAATTGGTTTTATAACCTTTACATAATATTTATCGTCTACTTGGTATTTTTCGCAATTAGGGAAGTTTGAATGATTCAAAAATCCTCCTAATGGTGTCCGAAATATTTCTTCACCTATAATAAGGTGAGATAGACCCAATTCAGTTCCAACTTTAAGACTATTCCTTGAGAATATGCCTTGACCAGCAATAGGGCTGTTTGCAATAAACAACCCCTCTGGTAATGCCCT